TCACCGACGATTGAATGCGCCACGCCCACTTGGCAAGGGAGTAATGTTGTCGCCAGCTGGATGGGCGAACTCATGCGGAGTGGCATGCCCCGATCTGTTGGCATCGATGTAATTGCTCCACCACGCCATGATCAGTCTGCGCTGCTCCAGAAATTCGGCCTTGTGGATATAGGCGGCGCGCACGCGATTGCGTTCCTTGTGGCTCATCTGCCGCTCAATAGCCGCGTCTGTCCACAGCCCTGACTCCAGCAAGGCGCTACAGGCCATGGTCCTGAATCCATGCCCGCATACTTCCTTGGATGTGTCATAGCCAACGTTGCGTAGCACCTGGTTAACCGTGTTCTCAGACATTGGCTTCCAGTACTTGTGGTCACCGGGCAGCACCAGTTCGGAGAAGCGACTCAAGCCGCGCAGCCGCTCAAGGATCGCAATGACTTGGGGAGAGAGCGGCACCATCTGTATGTCTCCGCTCATCTTGGTGCCACGGGTGGAATTGCGTACGCCGTCGATGGGCTTACGGGTGTCAGGAATTTCCCACATCGCCCTTTTCAGGTCGAACTCATCTCAGCGCGCATAGCGCAGTTCGCTGGAGCGCACGAACACGTGCAGCGTCAGCAGTACAGCCAGCTTGGTTAGCTCACGGCCGTTGTAGTTGTCGATCCGGTTCAGTAGTTCGGGGAGGCGGTTGAGTGATAGGGCAGGGCGGTGCACTGTTCGCGGGGCATGAATCGACCCTGCCAGATCAAGCGCCGGATTCTGGCTGATCTGCCGCGCCCGCTTCGCGCCCCGCATGATCGTGGAGAGATAATTCTGCACGCGCAGGGCAACGTCCATGGTGCCGCGCTCTTTAATACGCAGAGTGACCTCAAGCAGATCATGAGTATCGAGTTCAGCAATGGGGCGTTGGCCTATCAGGGGGAAGACGTGGGTGCGCAACCGACTCATGACGGTCTTGGCGTGTCCCTCTGTCCAGCGCCGGGACATTTCGGCGTGCCACTCCAGGGCGACGGTTTCAAAAAGCAGGGAAGCTCGTTGAGCAGCTAGCTTCGCTTTCTTCTTCTCTTCCATCGGGTCGAGGTTGTCGATCAACAGGGCCTTGGCTTCATCGCGCTTGGTCCTCGCGACGGCCAGCGAGATGATGGGGTAGTTGCCGATGATCAGCGTGCCTTCCTTGCCGTTGGGCTTGAAGTAGCGCAATCGCCACGTTTTCACGCCGTTGGGTTTCACGAAGAGGTACATGCCGCCACCGTCGAATAGCTTGTAGGCACGTTCGCGAGGTTTCGCCGTACGGCATTTGAGGTCGCTGAGAGGAACGGCTAGGCGTGGCATAAGGGTACGTTCTCCATGCAGGCAAGACGCTGTACCCTAAAAATACCCCCGGGGATGGGGTATTTTGTTGGATCCCGACGGAGGGTCCTGGAACGAAAAAACCCGCCAAAGGGCGGGTTTTAGGGGCTTCCAAGGCATTCGGTGGAACGCGATGGAGCTGGATATGGTGCCGGCACCAGGAGTCGAACCCGGGACCTACTGATTACAAGAAAAACATTTTCGGCTTGTGTGTCAGTCACTTAGGTTCTGGCTTGTTACGTAATCGCAGCGCTGGCGGCCGGATTCCTTGCGGAGCCCGGCGCGCTTGTTACGCAGGTTTCGGGGGGATCAGAGAGCGGAGGGGGCGACCTTCGGGACGCTCAGGTCGTAGATGTCGAGCATGGATTCGTCGCGGTGGCCGCTGGCTTCCTGCTTGTCGGCCCTGGTGCCGGGGGTGTCGGTGATGCCACGGCGCTTGAGGTCGTGCAGGCCGAAGCGCTGCTCGGCGGTGATGACGCCCGCGGTGATGGCGTTGCGGATGAAACGGTTCCAGGCAGTGTCCAGGCCAGACTTGCCCAGCGGCCCGCCGTGCTCGGCGGTGATGATGAAGCGCTTCTCGGGGTTGACCGGCACGGCCGTGCCCCGGGCTTTCCATACCTGGGCGCGGCGAGCCTTGGCGGCGTCCCAGGCAGCGCGCAGGCGCGGCGTCCAGGTGACGACATTGTCGCGGCTGCCCTTGCGCCGGTTGGTGAGCACGCCCTCGGCCAGCTCGTTGGCGTCGGTCAGGGTGACGACCTCGATGCCGCGCAGCCGGCAGAGGTAGGCCAGCTCCATGACGTAGCTCAGGTGCGGCGGCACTGCATCCTTCTGCCCGCGTTTCAGCTGGCCCAGCTCGCGAGCGCGGTCGATCAGGCGTTGCATCACGTCATGCGACGGCAGGCGGCGCTGCTTGCGCTCTACCGGTGCCTCTATGCCCATGGCCGGGTTGTTGTCCAGGTAGCCGCGGTTGCGCCCCCACTGCATCACCAGGCGCAGGTACCGCAGCGCATGGGCAGCCTTCGACGGTGTCCCCTCGTCGGCGATCCGGTCAATGATCCGCTGGATCAGCGCGGGGGTGAACTTGCGCACGGCCAGTTCGCCGAGAGGCTTGCCGAGCTTGGTGGGGATGTTGACTAGGACGTCGCGAGACCAGGTGTAGCTGTCCTGGGTCTTCGGCGCGAGCCGCTTGAACTTGGCGCTGCCGTGGTACTGCTCGCACAGGTGGTTCAGGCTCTCGCGGTCGATGCCGTTGCGCACCTCCATGATCTTGTGCAGCTCGGCCAGTGTGGCCGAACTGCTGGCGATGTTCTGCCGGCGCTGCCGGCCGGCCTCATCACGGTGCAGGGTGTACCAGGTACCTTTGCCGCGGTGGTCAAAGAAAACGGCCGCTGGGATAGCGGCCTGGTCGATGTGCGGGGGGATGTTGGGATTGTGCTTCCTGGATCGCCTCATAGAATCTCGACGCCGTACTGCTCCTGAGTCGCCGGCCGCAGCCCGCCGGCCTGGTTAATCAGCTCTACAGTGGTCCAAGGGCCGTGACGGCCCCAGAACCAACGGATTCCCTGTTTACGCAGTGCCCGCTCTACACCAGAGCGCTTGGTGTAACCGGTTAGCTGCTGCAGATCCTCGAAGGTCAGGATTGTGCCCGGGGGCTGCTTGATCATACCGCCCTGTCTCCCTCGGGACTGACTAGAATGATGGCCCCTGTTTTCTGGGCATCGATGATGGGCCTCGAATCAGCTTGCGCGCCGCTCTTCAACATGAAGAACGCCGCCAGGACAACCAGAACTGCCAGCGAGAAGTTCAGCAAGCTGCGCGGGTTGTCCAGCATCTTGAGTAAGTCGTGCATGGTGCAGTCCTCAGCAGAACAGCAGCGGCTGCACCGCGCCGTCGGCGAAAATTTTGTCGAGAGGGATGGTGGCGATTGGTTCGTCGCCGTCCCAGCCATCCGGCCAGGTGCCGGCGGCGATCAGTTCGCGGATGCGGGCTTCTTCCTCGGCGTTGATCAGGTCGATGCGAGGGCGGCCGAGGCGGTCGGCTGCGGCGTTGCACTCGGCCTGGATGTCCAGGATGCGCTCCAGTCCCATCAAGCGGGACTCCAGCAGGATCGGGCCCATACGCTGGGGGTTCGCGGCGATGCTGCCGTCCTTCAGCCGCTCGATGCCGGCCTTGCGCAGGCGGTGCTGGGGCTCGCGAAGCTCCCGCCATAGCTCTTTCAGGCCGCGCAGCGGCGTCAGGTATGCCCAGTGCGGCATGGCCAGCACGGTTTCGAGCGCCTTCTCCTCGCTGGCCAGCGGACAGCCGGTGCAACCGGTTCGAGCGTTGATCTCCTCGGCCTCGTCGCCGCCGTAGGCGTCGGCGATCATCGCGGTGGACCAGTCGCCGAACTCAGCGAGTGGAGCCCAGTGCTTCAGCCACTCCCAGACGTGGCAGACGCGCCAGTGCAGGAGTGGGGCGAGGGTGGCGAGCCGGCCCTTCAGGCCTTTTGCCTCGGGGAGGATCTTCTGATACCAGCCCTGGCCGCACTCGGCGCTGTCCTTGCCGCAGGACATCTCGATCCGCTTGTCACGGATGGCGCTCTCGCCCTGGCGCACGCCGGTGATCATCAGCACGTTGCCGTCGAGCGCGGCCAGGCGCTGCTCGAGGGCGGCCTGCATCGGGTCGATCTTGATCTGGCGGGTGCACCAGCGCAGGGTGTTGTTGTTCGGCGGGGGCACGCCGCGGCCCAGGATGTAGACCATGAAGCGCTTGTCGAGCGGTGCGCATACCACCTCGACGCGGATGCCGCGGTCCCGCAATTCGTCCATGATCTGGTGCGCCGCGATGGCCAGCGGCGGCAGCTCCTGCCGGGTGTCCGCGTAGAACACGGTCAGCGTCTTCGGCGCTTTGATTCGTCCGGTGTCGATCAGCCAAATCAGCAGCGTTAGCGTGGTGGTGCTGTCCTTGCCGCCTGACCAGGCCACCGCCCAGTGCTCATGGTCGGCGCCGTAGGCCTGCATGCTCTGAATGGTCAGTTCGATGCTCTCGGTCATCTGCAGGCGCTGGGCGCCGGCGGCGAAGATGTCACTCTGGCGTGGGGAAAGGGCTTTCATTGCTGCACCTCCTGTTGCGCGACGCTCAGCGCCACCGCAACCGGGCGCACCCAGATCGGCGTATTGCTGAGCATGAAGGTTTCGCCGGCTTCGGCCAGCAGCAGGGTGGTACCCATTACGCCGGCGATGGCCTCGGCCGCGGCCGGCGGTACGGCGTTGCCGATGCGCTCGCGCCAGTCGCTGTCGCTCAGGCCGTCGAGGGTCAACTGTTCCTCCGGGTCCACCAGGCTCTGCAGCGCGGCCAACTCCAGGGTGGTGAAGGGCCTGTGCCAGGTGCCGTCCAGGCTGCGGATGATGCAGGTCAGACGGTCATTCGCGGCCGGCATGCGCGGATCGGCCACGCTCCATCGACCGTTGTCGTGCCGCGCACTGGCCGACACCGCGCCGGCGGATTGGTCGAACCCAACTACGCCGTAGTGGCCGCCAGTGAGATACGGGTCTCCCTTCGTTCGGCTGAGCACGCGCGGGTCTTCGACGCACTGGCCTGTGCCATGGGCACTGGTGACCGCTTGTGCGTGGCGGTCCCAAGGCACGATGCGGAACTCGTTAGAGTGTTTGGCAGGGCCACGGTGGCGCGGGTCCGCGACAGCAAATGCACCCTGGCCGGTAGTACTGGCCGCGATCACGGTGCCGGACGGGCCGTCCCAGTCGGTGACGGGGTACTTGCCGAAGCTCTGGCCGCGGGGATCGGCGACGGAGTACGTGCCCTGGCCGGGCGACTTGACGCCGATGATGGCGCCTGAGGCGTCAGTCCAGCGGCGCACGCCGTACTGCTGGTACTGCAGGGCGTTTGCCGGCGCGCGAGGATCCGCGACTGAGAACCGCCCGTTCATCGGGCGGCTCGCGCCGGCGACAACGCCACACGAATCGCCCCAGTGATTCACGCCCAGGACGCCCCGGTGGTACTCCGGCACGATGATCAGATCGCGCAGGTAGCCGTCCTCGACGGCCAGGTCATTCAGGCTGCGCCAGTCGCTGCCGGCGCGCACCAGGGCGAGGCGCACCCAGGTCTTCCACTGCAGGGACGGTACGCGGTGCATTGGGCCGGCGGCCTCGATGTCGCCGGGAAGCGGCATGCGGCCGAGGATGTCGCCGACGGCGCGGAGCGACTTCTTCTCCGGCTCGTACAGGAAGGGCGGCACTTTCTCGACGTGCCGCGCGACCAGCAGGAAGCGCTTGCGCGACTGGGCCAGACCGCCCAGCTCGCCGCAGTCGTGAGTGGTTTCCGCCACGGCGTAGCCGAAGCCGCCGAGTAGGCTGTTGATCTGGTCAAGCAGGTGCCGGCCGCGGCTCGCCAGGCGCGGGACGTTCTCGAAGACGATAAGCGGCACCGGGTCATCGGCCCATGCCTCGCCCATCAGCCAGATGCAGCGCAGCGTCAACTCGTTCAGCGCCTGGTACTTCGGGGTCAGGCTCATCTTCTCCGACAGCAGGCCGCTGGCACCCTTGCAGGGCGAGCTAATGAACACGGCGTCCGGTCGGCGCCCGCCCGCGGCGCGGCGGATGTTCTCCGGGGTTGCCTCCCGCCAGCCCGCCGGCGGCTCCTTGCCGTGGAACCGCACGTACTGGTCGCGGGTGAAGAGGTCCAGCAGGGTGCCCGGGACACCAGCCAGTCGCTCGAAGTCGCGCAGGCCGGCTGGGTCCACGTCGATCCCGCCGAGGCAGACCCATTCGGCCTCGACGTTGCCGACCCGCGGACGCGCCCGGTTGAAGCCTGCGGCGCCGCCGCCGAGGCCGCAGCAGAAGTGGAAGTGGTAGAGGGTACGCTTAAGCATGCCGACGCCCTCCCTGCGCTTTCTTGGCCGCCAGGTTGGCCATGTAGCTGGCCCACTCGACCGCCTTGGCCTGTTGGCGAATCCGGCTGCAGCGCTGGTGTTTGCCGGTGGAACGCGCGTTGCCGCAGATGTCGCAGGTGCTCGGAAGGGCCAGCCGCTTGCTGGCCATCGCTGGACGAGTGCGGGTGGCTGACGTGGCTGTGCTAGCCTTGGCGTCGCCGCCTTGGGGTTGATTCGCTTGCATGGTGTCTCTCCTTTGGGGTGGTCGGCGCCAGGGAGTTGCCGCTCCCTGGCGCCTCTTCTTCAGCGCCGCGCGGGGTGTTCGCGCAGTTCCTGACAGCTGATGCAGCACTTGCAGCCTGGGGCGGCCTGGCGGCGAGCCTCGGGTATTTGCTCGCCGCAGTCCTCGCACCAGAGGGCGCTGGGCGCCGGGCGAGTGTTCGTCCGCTGGGCCAGGGCGGCCTGGATCATGTTCTCGGCCCGTTCGTTGGCCTGGTCGATCACATCCACAGTCAGTCTCCCTATGCCGGCAGCGATGCTGCAGCCCAGCGTTTGCGCAGGTCCTGCCAGATCGCGTCACCGTCCTCGAAGTACTCATGCACTTCCTGTTTCGGGGCGTAGTCCATGCGCAGCACGGACAGGCAGGCATCGAACAGCGCTGGGTCGAGGCCGCGCAGCTCGGTGAGGTCGAAGCGGTGAGCCTGGCCGTTGTACAGGCCGAGCAGGAACCGACCGATCACGCCGCTCTGGCCGCTGTCGCGCTGTGCGATCGGGAGCAGGCGTTTCAACGCTGTGATGCCGGCTACCTCGTTCTCCTGCTGCCTGGCCTGGAAGTCGTGGATCAACTGCAGATAGTCGTGGGGGAGGGGTTGCATGGTGTCTCTCCTATCGGTTTGTGGTCCCGGCGTTGCCGCGCCGGGTCGAGGGTCGTCGGTCAGTTCGCTACAACGGCGTGGATGGTGAGGTCGCTGGGGATATCGCCTTTGAGGTGCCGCAGGTGCTTGATCTGTTGCTCACTGCATTCGTCGATGCAGATCACCTTGGCGCCGTGGCTGATGCGGTGGCGCACCAACAGCTCTAGGTCGAACGGTGTGTAGAGACTGCCGCTGATGATCTGGTGCTCTTCCTGACCGGCCTTACGTGCGGCCTGGCGCAGGCGAATGGTCTTGCCGGTCATCCGTGCGCCGCGTTCTACGTTCAGTTGCATGGTGTCTCTCCTTTGGGGTTGCAGTTCCGGCGTTGCCGCGCCGGTCAGGCTTGGAAAATCCAGCACTTGACGGTACTGGGTCGGTTGGTGAAAGGGTTCTGGCGGGCATGTGCCGCGCGCACTGCGCTGTCGACGGCCTTGTATTCGATGAATTTGTGCCGGCGGGACTCTTTCAGCAGGTCGCGCAGGGTTGCCGCGTCGGCCACCTTCTGGCGGTGGTCGGCGGCCAGCTTCACGAACTCATTAAGGTTGATGGCGATGGTTCCGGGGTTCTTGCTGTGGTTGAGCACCGGCTCTTCGCTGAGGTTTTCGAGGTAGTCGTAGACCTCCCAGAACTCGGCCACCTCGGGCGCGTCGGCGTTGACAGCGTCCTGGCGCTCCAGGGCCATCGTCATCAGGGTCTGCTGAGCGCAGGCGAGCTGGTGCTCGGACAGCGGCACCACCAGGCGCAGCGCGTCGACCAGGGCCATCATCTGCGCGTGGTTGAGTATCAGCCGCTCGATACGAATCTGCTTCAGACCGCGCAGCGTCGCGCTGTGAACCTTCAGCCGCTCGCGGAAGCACTCCAGCACACGGGCCTCGGCACGGATGGCCATTAGCAGGAAGTGGCTGACCTCGAGCACGCCCAGGTGGTTGAGGTTGTCGGCCGCGGCCTGGCTCTCGCGGGTGATTTCCGGGCGAATGAAGTGCAGCTTCACGATACGGGTCATGATCGCTTCGGAGGCCTGCACCGTGGCGTTCTGGCTCATCACCAGGGTGCCGCGGAAGGGTGGCTCGTAGGTCTCGTTGCCGGCGGTCTTCTGGCCGGTCACGCCCAACGCGCGGCCGTTGAACAGCGGCTTGAACTCGTCCCAGTCGAAGGACTTGGCGGCGCCACCGGCGCGGCTGTTGTCGCTGCGGTCGGCCTCGAGCATGACCATGGGCATGTTCGACAGCTGGGTCAGCCAGCGGCGCAGGCCCGCCTTGGTCATTTTCGACGGGTCCTGGCCTTCCTCGTCCGCCCGGCCGAGCAGCTTCCACAGGAAGGTGATCAGCGTGGACTTGCCGGCACCGGCCTCGCCGGTGGCCTCGAGGAACGGAAAGGACTGGAACTCGGCGCGGATCTGCTCCGCGAACAGCGAGCCGAACCAGAATGCCAGCGCCACCAGGCCCTTGGCGCCGAAGCAGGTCCACAGCCAGTCCAGCCACTCGGGGCGGTAGTCCTTGGCGTCGGTGGCGATCTGCAGCTTGATCGAGCGCTGCAGGGTCTTCAGGCGCAGCTTCTGGAACTCGAAGAAGTCTTCGGCGTTGGCCTTCTCGATCACGCCGCCGCGCACCGCCACGTCGCCCAGAACGTAGCAGGCATGCTCCCGGCTGTAGCCCAGGTAATCGATGGTGGCCACCGTCTTCAGGCCGGTGAGTTGCAGCTTCATGATCTGGTCGAGCTGCGCGCCGCTGCCGGTGAAGATCGCCCCGGCCGCCACGCCGAGCAGGCGCTTCTTGAACTCGCTGGCCGCCGCGACCTGGGCGCTGGTGAAGGTGTTCTTCACGCTCTCGTCGTCGGGGCGATCGATGCGGAAGTAGTACCAGCTTTCGTCTGTGACCTCGTTGCGCTGGAAGTACAGGGCCTGGGGGAAGCAGTTGGCGATTTCCACGACGCCGCCGGCTTGCTGCAGGGCCTTGTCGCGCATCTGTTTCTGGTTCAGCAATTGGTCGTCGTGGTTGTCGCTGTCCTCCAGGCTCTGCATGGCCTTGTTGAACTTCTCGATATCCAACTTGAACCAGTAGAGGCGGTTGGCGAAGCGGAAGTGGAATTCACCGCGCTTGCCCCAGTCGTACATCAGCAGGGCCTTCTCGGCGGCACTCTCGGCGATCAGCAGCGCGCCCTCATGACGTGCGGTCTTGAGGTCTTTCTCGATCTGCGCGACGCGCTCGGCTGCGTCATCGATGAACATCCAGCGCTGGTGCAGGTCGTTCCAGTCGAATTTGCGGTTGTTGCGCTGCGGTAGTTGGGCCGCTTCGCAGACGTAGCCCAGGGCACGTGCCTCGGTCACCCACCGCCGGGTGTACCTGTGGGCGCCGGGTTCGTTGTCCAGCGCCCAAATCAGTTTCGGCAGCTTGCCGCCACGGGCTGTCGCGAGTTCGCGCAAAGACTGCTCGGGGAAGGCGTTGGAACTCATGGCCGACACGGCGTCAATGCCGTGGTGCAGCAGCGCGATGGCGTCGAAGATACCTTCGACGATCCACAGCTCCTTCACCTCCTGCAGGTCGACGCTGGGTGGGCACCACCAGACGCCGCGCGGGCTGTCGCCCGGCTTGAAGCGCGCCTTCTTCTTGCCGAAGCGGCTCGGACGATCGATCAGGCGTTCCCAGTAGCCGCCTTTCTTCAGCGGGAAGCGTACTGTCGCGCTACCGATCTCAAGGTCGCGGTCCCAGTAGTTTTCCTGGCTGTACCAGCCATCGATCAGCGTCAGGTCGAAGCCGCGGGCATGGGCCAGGTACGCCCGGGCCGAGGCGACGGGGTCCTTGTCGGTGGCCGGCGCTCGCTTGCTCCAGTCGTCGAAGAGCTCCGGGTAGATTTCCTTGATGTGCCAGGTGTCGCCGCACTTGCCGCGCCCGCAGCGGATGAACCAGGGGCTGTCGACCAGGGTGTAGAGCTCCTTTTTGCCGCACGTCGGGCACTCGCCCTTGCGCATGTATTTCGTGCCCTTGATCGGTGTCAGTCCGTACTGATCCTGTAGGCGGCGCAGCACGTCGGCCTTGAGCTCGCAGTCCATTTCCTTCATGCGCGCCCCCGAATCTGCTTGCGCAGTTCGCGGATGGTCCGGCAGATGCCGGCAATGTGTGGGCGGTCCTCGAGGATGCGCTTGCCGAGTAGACCCTGCGGCGTATAGCGGTAGCGATCGTCGTACCAGCACTCGGCCATGGCGGCTTCGTACTGGCTGACCAGCCAGAGCAGGTACTTCTCAGCCTGGTTCTGGTCGACTTCGACGGTGATTGAAATGTGGCCGCTCATGGCGGTGATACCTCGAATTCTGGGCGTAACTTCCCCAAACCCACGGCAGTGGGTAGGGCGTGTTTCAGGGATTACTGGGTGTGCTGGGGGCGCTGTTTGAGCAGGTGCGCGGGCAAATAGCGGGCCGGGATCGGGAAGCGGCAGTGATTGCGGGTGTCGATCAGGTAAACCAGCTCGTCGTCTCCCTGGCCCCAGTCGATACCCAGCCAGATCGGCTCTGGCCCCGCGAAGACTTCACTCCACGCGCGCTGGGCGAGTTGCTCGGCCATGAATTGGGGAACCTCGAGGCCTTTGGCCAGATGCTTGACACAGGCATCGAACAACCGGTCGGAGCCGGAGGACAGATACTGGTTGGCGTTGGCCTGCAGGTACGCTGCGGCGGCTTGCTGCATGGTGCTGCGGTAGTCGTTGGTGCCGTTCATTGCATGCACTCCATGTGGTCCAGCAGGTCCAACTGGTTGGTTGCGGCCGCGAGGTCGCGGCGTGCCAGTTGACGGGTTTTCGAAGGCGCCATGGGGAGCACCAGCAGTGGCCGCTCGAGGCCCGAGGGGCTGAGCTGGTAGTCCCAGCTCAGGGAGCCGGTGAAGGTGGCGCCGCAGAGCGCGTTTGTGCATTGCGCGTACATCGAGCGGAAGCACGGGGTTTGGCCCTCGGAGGAGCGAATCCGCATCCGGCTGTGGCAGCAGGGGCAGACGAGCTTGTAGACGCTCACGCCTTGACCCTCCGGTGCAGGGTGATCACTGCGCCGACTTCAGCATGTCGTGCGGCCAGGTGTTGGCGGTGGGCGACGATGATTTCGGCGAGCTCGGCCTCGTCGATTTCTCCATCGCGCAGCGCCTCGGCGATGATGCGGTCGACATCGCCGCGCTTGATGGCGGTGTCGACGCCCCTGGCGTACAGGTCGAGGTTGTCGAGTTGGGTTGGCTCGGGCATCTGCACGAACATGCCGCCATACAGGTGGGCGACGTACTCGGGGAAGTGGCTGGTGCCGGTTTCCTGCTCGAGCAAGCGCAACTGGTCGTCGCTGAGCGGCTTGCTGCCGGCGTTCTCGTAGGCGTGGTTGTCGAACTTCTTCAGGTCGAGGCCCAGGCGGGCGGCGGCGCATTCGCGACCGCCGGGGTAGGCGCCGATAATCGCGCTGACCACCTGGCGCCGCGTTTCTAGGAGCGGGCGTTTCATCTTCTGGTGTTCCCCCAGTGCGGTGGCCATTACTGTGCGATCACGCCGTCTTTGATACCGAGAAGGACAGCCGCGCGATGGGCTTCGCCGCGCAGGCACTTCTTCTGCCGGTTGAGGACGGCGTACACGGTCGAGGGGGTGAGGTTGTTCTTCACCGCCCATTGCCTGGCCGACAGCCCTTGGCTCGCCAGATGCTGGCGCGCTTTCTCGCACGCTTGCTCGGTGGGGTAGGCGTTGTGCATAGTCTCGTTTCGTGTGATTTCGTGTGAATGCAAGGCGATGATGTCCCTGAAAATGGGTAATGTCAACGCTTGAGGTCCAACTTTTATGACCATAGGCGAACGCCTGAAGGAAGAGCGGCAGCGGTTGGGGATGAGCCAAACCGAACTTGCCGAGCAGTGTGGTGTGTCGAAAAACACCCAACTGGCATATGAGAAAGGCGAACGCAGCCCTGACGCGGCCTATCTACTGAGGGCCTCGTTGCTTGGCGCTGATGTGCTTTACGTTATAACTGGGCGTCGCCAGCCTGCAGAGCTTGAGTCACTCAGTCAGGAGGAACTTGATGTGCTGAGGTACATGAAGTCCATGGAGGAAGAAGACCGAATAGCGTACCTACGGGTGGGGCGAGGTATCTCAGAGTCAACTGAGTCGCGTCGTACAAGCAAATAGGACACCTCGCCAGCAGGGAAAAAAAATCCCGGGCGACCTACCGTGGATTTCTGCTTCTGGCACGCGGGCCTATGTGAAGAATGGGGTACTCCCGGGCTGCTATCACGGTGACATCGTGTCGCCGGGTGGCCTGTCAAAGGAGTAGACCAATGGATAACCCCATCGACCCCATCGTGCTTACTGCCCTGCTGATCTGCCTGAGCCAGATGAGCGAGCAGGAGCAGTTGGACCTGCTGCAGTTGGCGTACGCTTTCAGGAGGCGTTAATTGGATGGGCCTTCGGTTGTAGCCGAGGGCCCCACTGTGAAGAGAGGGACGTATGAACTGGCTCAAGGGAACGGTCGCTGCGGTCGGACTGATGGTTTCATGTACTGCGGTGGCTGACTCGGCCGCCCAGATCGAATTGATGAACAACCTTCACCAGAGGATGTTGGACGCGTTGCAGGCCTCGAGTGTTGACCAAGTGACCGAGGTGTTCGGCGATCTGGATCGGTACCGACCAGGTATCCGTAGGAGTGCCAGCGATGTTTGCCTTGCAGCCTACGAGGCGCTGGGGTGGGTACTGTCCGATCTGGTTGTACAGGCGGATATGGACGAACCATTGCCTGAACTACAGGGACATAAGAAGGACTACGATCAGAAGCGCCTAGCCTGTGCCGCGGATGCCTGACTAGGACTAATAGATGGGTAGGCTTCGCAGCCTTGTTACTGTGTAAAGGACTGGTTATGACAAAGCTTGCAAGCGTTAGTTTGAATGAGCTTCATTTTGATCCTGATAACCCTCGGCTTCCAGTGGCTTTGCGAAATAAGCCTGATGAGGATGTAATAAAGTACTTGCTCCTAGAGTGTAACTTGATAGAGCTAATGCTATCTATCGGGGAGCATGGATTCTTCTTAGGTGAGCCCCTGCTGGTCGTTCCTCGTGCAGGTGGTGGTTATACAGTTGTGGAAGGTAACCGGCGGCTTGGTGCCTTAAAACTTCTGGCAAGCAGTAGCCCTCCTCCAGTAATGGCTGGTCAAGTTAAGCAGGCTAGAGAATCTGCAAGGCAGAAGGTTAATGATATTCCGGTCTTGGAGTTTGATGATCGGGATAACATACTTAGTTATCTAGGGTATCGCCACATAACTGGCATCAAAGAGTGGGACTCCTTAGCTAAGGCTAGATATCTGAAGCAACTGCGAGAGCGTCATGCAGATAAAGGTCATGCGGATGCACATAAAGCTCTGGCTAAAGAGATTGGAAGTAAATCTTCACATGTTGCAAAACTCCTAACAGGGCTCAAGCTTTTGGAACATGCTAGAGATACTGGTTTGCTAGTAAGTCTAAAGCTGGAAGAGGATGATATACCTTTCTCTTTGCTTACTACTGGTATTGGTTATCCTAATATTTGTGACTTTATTGGTATTAAAGGTGCGTCTGATGTTGATGCGGCTGGTTTGAAGGAAAAGGAGTTCGTAGAGTTTTTTGGGTGGGTTTTCGACAAAAGTCATGGGCCAAGTACAGTGTTAGGTGAGTCGCGCAACTTTGATAAATTGTCGAGGGTTGTGGCGAATGATCGCGCTCTGGAAGTACTTAGACATGGCGAGCCTTTAGCACATGCTGACCTATATACGGAAGGGCCGCTAGAGGCGTTACGACACCTTCTAAGAGAGGCTGAGAGTAGCATAAAGAACGCTCAGTTTACGCTTAGTGCGGTGGAAGGGCTGGATCAGCCTGACTTAAATCAGGCTGAGCGGATTAAAAAGTCGGCTTCTGCTCTTTTTGCTTCTATCCAAGATGTGATGTCTGGAGAAGAGTGATGCTCAACCTGGATGCTCCACGAGATAGGGATGTTCACACTATTGCGGATTTTGCTGAGATACTATGCTTGGTAACGCAGGATCGAGTGTGCTCGAGAGAAACCATCTCTGACCAAATCAGAGATGTTGGTGGGAGCAAGATATCAGCCCAAGAGTTGGATGATTGTTTTAACCATATCGCGTGGCGAGTAGAAGCATTTGGAGGTAGTTATCCATTCTCTTTGGACATTGGGAGGAGGACTATTAGTGCACCTGAGACTCTACCAGAAGAGCATAAGTTGTACGTGTTAATATTGTTGTGTGCTAATCTCCCATTTTTTGATCGGCAGTATATAAATGGTTCGCTTACTGATGCCTTTGAAAGGGTTTCCCTTGTTACGTTGCGTTCAGTATTTCCAGTTGCAGCTAAAGTCAAGGCTTTTGGTAAGAACGAAACAGAATACAGGGGGGCTAAATGGGAGCGAATCAATCAGCTAGCTAAGGACATCGGGGCGGTTGGTCTTTGTAATGAAGAAACATTTCGCGCTAGAGACTCAGGTGATGGGGGTATCGACTTAGTTGCTTGGCTGTCTCTTGATGAGTATGAGTGCCGAAATATTCCATCTGCATTAGCTCAGTGTGCATGCTCACGCTTAGAGTGGTCAAGAAAGCAGAGTGAGATATCTCATGGTCGGTTGAGGTATATACATGCCACACATCCTTGGATTGTAGTGGTCAACCCATCCCGGACAGTGGGTTGAGTTTTTCTTCGGCCACCGCAGGTGGTAACCCGTCGTTGAATTGATGCGGCCTGATCCAGTTGTAGCGGTGCATCAAGTAATGACTGATGTCCCGTTGGGCCTCCTGCGCCGTCAGGTAACCCGTTGACGGGACCCACTCCGACTTCAGACTGCGGAACAGGCGCTCCATCGGCGAGTTATCCCAGCAATTCCCTCGGCGACTCATGCTCTGCTGCATCCGATAGCGCCAGAGCCGTTGCCGAAACAGGCGGCTGGCGTACTGGCTGCCCTGGTCTGAATGGAACAGCACCTGCTGTGGCCTGCCGCGCTGTTCGTAGGCCATGTCCAGGGCCTTGATCACCAGTTCGGCATCCGGCTTGGCCGAGAACGCCCAGCCGATCACCCGCCGGGTATGCAGATCCAGCACCGCGGCCAGGTAGTGCCAACGGCCTTGCGCCCAGACGTAGGTGATGTCGCCACACCACACCTGATTGGGATGCTCGGTCGCGAATTTGCGGTTCAGCCGATTCGGGATATCCGGCCGCTCAACCGTGGCCTGTTTGTAGGCGTGCGAGCCCGGTTGCTTGCTGACCAGGCCCAGCTCACGCATCAACCGACGCACTCGGAAACGGCCGATGGTCACGCCCTCTTCGCGCAGCATGCCCAGAATGCTGCGGCTGCCGGCCGAGCCCCGACTCTGGCTGAACAACTGGTTGACTTGGCTGCGTAGCGCCACGCGGCGAGCATCGACACGCCGCCGTCGAAGACGGTGGACGTAGTAGCAAGACCGCGCCACATCGAAAGCTGAACAGACCACTTCCACCGACTCCTGCTCACTCAACTGGTCTATCAGCGCGTACGATCGAGTTCGTCCGACATCAAGAGAGCGGTAGCCTTTTTTAATATCGCTTTCTCCCGCTCCAACCGGTTGATCCGGGCTTCCAGCTCCTGGATCTTTTGCTGCTCAGGCGTCAACGCCTTGCTCTTCGGGGTCACACCCTGGCGCTCCGCCTCGAGCTGCTTCACCCAACGGCGCAAGGCCGAATCCACCACCCCCAGCGAACGGCAGGCGTCGATATGGCTGTAGCCTTGGTCCAACACCAGGGCCGCGGCCTCTCGTTTGAACTCGGCGGAAAACGTACGTCGTTGCTTGCTCATCAGACACCTCTCTCACGGCGAGGATTCTCGCCTAAATCGGTGTCCGGGATCAGTAGACCACTACAGATGCAGCTTATATTTATTCCGCATAGCTTTCGAGATAACAGGGGAACATGGGCTGTTGAGGGAGAGGTAGGGGATACGTTGATTTTTGATAGGTTGAGGATTGTTAAAAATATTAGTTTTGAGGATGACTGGAGGAATATTGATCCTCCAGAAATCCTAGCAAATTTTCTAGAAGAAAGACTCGATTTGGTCTAAGGCCAGATGTTTGGTAGTGCTGATGCCACCGCCTCGAACATAGGCGGTGGTACAGCGTTTCCTACAACCTTGTAGCGCTGTCGCAAAATGTTGTATTCAATATTTTTTTGACTGCTTTCAACGGTTTCAGGGAAGATCAGGTCTCCACCATGAGTAGTATAGCGAGGCATAAACCCTTGCAAGCGCGCCGCTTCCCTGAAGGAGAACCTTCTGGCAGGTTCATCTACTTCAAACTCCCACTTATCAGTATGGATTCTATGTAGCTTGGGGCTACTGGGATGCAGCGGCATGTGGCGCATGTGACTGACAATCGTCTTGCTGATTTCACACCAATCTCTGCGCCGATTGCGGGACAGGTAATACCAGTGAAAGGGGTCCTCGCAGAACTCCCCTTCTGGCCACTCAGGTAGTCCTTCCAGAGCTTGAGCAATGTTGAAATATGGTTGCTCAGCGTTTGGGCCATGAGTAGGGGCCGGGAATTTGTATTCGGCATTCAAATCTTTGCGAATGCCTACGATTACTACACGCTTTCTTTCTTGTGCGACCCCGTACTCATGAGCATTTATCTGCTTCCAATATACGCTATAACCGTGTGCGCCGGCCTCCGCGAACTTTGTTAGTTGGTCTTCCAGTAGATGCCTGTAGGTGCTACGACGTAGACCAGAGACGTTCTCGGCAATGAAAGCTCTGGGCTGAATGATGCTTAAGGCGCGAGCGAACTCAAGGTACAGGGTATTGATTTTTCGGTTGGCCTCGCGAGCTCCTCCTTGGCTGAAGCCTTGGCAAGGGTAGCAACCCACAAGTAAATCGGCTGCCGGAAAGTCGGAAATGTCGCACACGTCACCTAGGCGATAGTCGGTTTCCGGAAAATTCGCCAAATACACGTCTCGGGCGTAGGGGAGGATGTCGTTTGCCATGATGACGTCGAAGCCCGCCGCGATGACTCCTGCGTCGGACCCTCCACATCCAGAAAAAAGTGAAACTGCTGTTGGCATGCATTACCCCCTATTGACGGTCGCGATTATACGGGGCAAACGAAGGGGGGAAAGGGGGGGAGGGAGACAAATTCTCACTCTGGCATTTTGCCTGACTAATGGGGGCGCTGTTGGAGACCTTTTGGCGTAAAAAACACAGGAGGGGCCGTTCTGTGGTCTTTGATCATCTTGACAGTGGTTGCAGTCTCCCCCATTCCCGATCGACAGCCCGCTTCGCGCTAGCCTTGGTGCTGTACAGGTAGCGCAGGCGGCGCGGCTTGCTCTGGTCTCCCGCGGTGATGGTCTTCTCCTTCCCGCTCTTCTCGTCGCGGAAGTAGGCGATGATGCCGGTGTAGTCGCCGCCGGTGTCGTCGGCCAGGTCGCTGACCAGGTCCTCGGGCAGCTTGCTTTCCATCTCCAGGCTGGTGATGTAGCCGCCGTCGGCGCTGAGGCTGTGCTGCACATTGCCGCCGTACCAGATGATCGCATCGATCTCCGTCTTCACGCCCTGCAGGGTGTAGGTCAGCTCCGGGATCAGGTCCGGCCGGCCCTTGGCGAGCACGTAGCTGAGCGTGGCGCTGCCACGCTGTAGGCGGTTCCACTCGGCGCGGGCGGCGCGCAGGGCGCTCTGGCGGTCGCTGTAGGTGTGGCGCAGGTCCTTGAGGTTGTCGCCTTTGGCACCGGCGATGGCCTCCTGCTTCTTCGCGCTGTTCACGTCGTAGAAGTACGCGCGCACGCCGTCGTAGCTGTCGCGGTCGGCCTGCAGGTAGCGGTGCTGGTCGCCATCCTGGCGGGTGAGGGTGATGTGCGGCAGCGCCAGGCCACTGGCGGTCTTGCCGCCACCGGCCGGCAGGCAGAGCAGGCAGCCGGCTTTCACGGTAGCCACCGCGTCGAAGTCCTCGCCCAGGCGGGTCAGCAAGTTGGCGTCGGACTCGTTGGCCTGGTCCAGCTGCAGGATCGGCAGGCCCGCCAGCGCCGGCGCGAGCACCGGCTTCAGGTTGTTGCCGAGGGCGATGTCGGTGAGTACGTCGCCCAGCGTCTTCGGGCTGCTCCAGCTGCGTTCGCGCTTGACCTTCAGGCCCTTGCGCAGGTCCGCTGAGCGGGCGCGGATGCTGAGCACGTCCGGCGCGCCGCTGTGCTCGGTTTCGTCGACGGTGTAGGTGCCCTTGTCGACCAGTCCGCTGTCACTCCAGCCCAGCCAGAGGTGCAGCACGGCGCCGCGCGGGGGGATCGCGAGCAGCCCGTCATGATCGCTGAGTGTCACGCTCAACTGATCGGCCTCGAGGCCGCGATTGTCGGTCAGATCCAGGGCGATCAGCCGAGGGCTGATGAGCTGGGCGATGTCGTTGCCGTCGACCGTGAGCCGGAACACCGGCACCGGGTAGCCGGCGTCGCGCTGCAGCTGCTCGACTGCGCTGGTCAGGTAGCCCGTTACGCGGGCGAGGGCGGCATCGATCACAGGATGCGTCTCAGCAGGTTGCTGGCGGTACCGAGGACCGAGCCGAGCAGATCGGTGCGGCCGTCGTCGATGCGCTTGAGCTCGAGGGAGAACTCGATCCGCCGCGGGGTGCCGTCGGCGAAGAAGAGTGTCCGCGTCTCGGTGACGCGCTCGATCACCCACAGGCCGTAGATGCGTCCGGTGCCCTCGACCATGGGCCAGGCCGACCCGGTGTCAGCCATCTGCCGCAGCACGTCCAGGCTCAACGCGCTGCCGGCCAGCTCCGGCAGCAGCACGCCAGGCAGGGTGATCGCGTCGTCGCCGCGGCCGACGAACTGGCGCGCCGGCTGGGCACCGATGCGGCTGCTGCTGGCGTGTCGCCACTCGGTCTGTCGCTGAAACTCCTGATAGGCCAGCGTGTGCAGGCTGAAGACGAACATCCCGAGGGACAGCATCATGGTGGTTACTCCCGGTCCTGCAGGCGGGCGCGTAGGCGCGTCGCCTTGTTGCGTTCGCGCTCGTCCAGCAGTTGGCTGAGCGTGCGTTTCAGGTCTGCGGTGTTGCTGCCCGCGCCGGCCTGGATGGTGATGTAGTAGGTGTCGCCGCCGACGCTGATCGCTGCTGGCGCCGAACTGATCGGGGGACGGTTGTCGATGGTGATGGCCTGCGCTGGGGCGCTGGCGCCGAGCACCAGGGCGCCGATGGCGCCGGCGCTCTTGCCCAGGGCGCCCAGCATGGCCAGCAGCGGCTGGTCGAACGTCGGCGGCGTGATCGCAGGGCGGGGGCCTCGGGCAAACTCCCCGTCGAGGCCGGCGACAGCCTGACGGCCCGCGCTGACCAGGCCTTGGCCGAGACGTGCAATCACGCCCAGCGGGCCGGCCTGGCCGGCGCCGAGGCCCTTGGTCAGGCCGGCCATGGTGAACCCGCCCAGGTCGGCGAATACCCGCGACGGTGAATGGATGCCGAGCTTATCCTTGAACCAGTCGATCGCGGCACCGCCGACGCGCTGGACGGCGCGCTTGATCTGCCCTAAGCCGGCGAGCAGGCCGTTCACCAGGCCCTGGACGATCATGTTGCCGAAGTCGCTGAAGCGCGCCGGCAGGTCGATGCCCAGGTAGCCCAGGACGCCTGCGAAGGCGCGGTACATCAGGCCGAGTGGGTTGAAGTCGAGGAGGATGCGGATGATCCCGCCGATCCCGCCGTTCAGGCCCGCCTGGATCTCTTCCCACATCCCGAGCAGGTACGCCTTGACGGCGTCCCAGTTGCGATAGATCAGGTACGCGGCGCCGGCCAGCACCGCCACGACGGCGGCAATTGCCAGGACCACCGGGTTGGCGGCCAAGCCCCACAGCGCGATGCTCACGACGCGCAGGGCGGTCACCAGCGGGCCGATCAACAGGCCGGCCAGCATGCGGATCGGTGCGAACAGCAATTTCAGCAGGCCGATCAGCCCGGGCAGGCGAATGCCGATGGTGCTGAGCATGAAGCGGACCGCGATCATCGGGCCGAGGATGCCGGCGAGGGTGATGGCCAGGCTGCCGACGGTGGCCATCAGCGCCGAGAACGCGGCGACGGTGATGACGATGCCCTTGCTGACCTGTGGGTTGGCCTTCAGGAACTCGCCGACGTTGTGCAGCAGGTGACTGAGATCGGCGGCGAGCTCGCGCAGCCAGGGGCTGTTCTTGTCGAACAGCTCGACCGAAATGTTTTCCAGGGCCGCATGCAGCATGGTCATGTCGCCCTTGAGGTTGTCCAGCTGGGTAGCGGCGACCCTCGCGGCCTCGCCCTCGGAGTTGTTCAGGCTTTCGCGCATGGTCTGGAACTGGCCGCCCTCGACGGCGCGCATCAGGGTGCCGAAGCTGGTCACCGCGTACTGCCCGGCGATGTCCTTGAAGATCGCGCCGCGCTGCACGTTGCCCATGCCGGCGGTCTTCTTGTTGATGTCCTTCAGGATGTCCAGCATATCGCGCATGTTGCCGTTGGCGTCCTTGGTCTGGACGCCCAGCTTGGCTACCGCCTTGGACGTGCCCAGGCGGGTCAGAACAGAGCGCATCGAGGTGCCGGCCATGCTGCCCTGGACGCCGGCGTTGCCGAGCAGGGCCGTGGCGGTGGTGACCGTCTCCAGGCTCTGGCCGTACTCGCGGCCGACGCCGGCGGAGTACTTCAGCGAGTCGCCGAGCATGCGGATGTCGACGTTGTTCCGGGTGAACGCCGCAGTCAGTACGTCGGCCACCTGGTCCATTTTCTCTGCCGGAATCCCCATCGCCGTCTGGATGTTCGAGGCAATGTCAGCAGTGTCGCCGAGGTCCATGTCGCCCGCGGCTGCCAGGTTGAGCATGCCGGGCATGGCGCTGAGGATCTGCTTCGCGTTGTAGCCGGTGCGGCCCAGGAAGTACTGGCCCTGGGCGACTTCCTTGTCGGTGAATTTGCTGGACAGCGGCAGGGTGCGGGCCTGTTGCCGCAGCGCCTGCATCTGCGGATCGTCCTTGCGCTCGATGCGGGTCACCGCCTGGGTGGCCGACATCGTTGCGTCGAACTCGTAGCCCACGCCGAGCATCTGCCGCAGCTTGTCGCCGGTGTACATGCCCGTCGCGCGTGCCGCCATGCCGGTGCCGGCCAGCGCGGCGGCGCTCTGGATGCCGCGGCTGTAGGTGTTGCGGGCTTGGGTCAGGCGCTCCTGCTGCTGGCTGAGGTTGCGTAAGCGCTGCGCCTGGCTGTTGATGGCGCCATTGGCCGCCTGGATCTGCGCGCGCAGGTCGCGCTCATGCTGGCCGAGGTTGCGGGTGCTGATGCCGGCGTTGCTGAGGCGCGTGCGCAGTTGCTGCAGGGCGTGGCTGTGCTGCAGGTGCTGCTGCTTGAGGAAACCGGCTTCACGGATGGCCCGGTTGTAGTCGCGGGTTAGCGCGCGGGTGGGGTTGCCGGCGGCGGCCATCTGCTGAGCCAGTGCTTTCACCCGTGCCTGTTGCGCGGCCAGCGCGGTGCTGACCTGCTCCAGGGCGCCGCGCTGGGTGCGGAAGGCGCGCACGTCGCTCTGCTGAGCGTTGAGCTGCTTCAGGCGCTCGCGAGTTGCCTTGAGCGCCCGGGCCGTCGCGTCGCTGCCTTGCATGATGCGACGCAAGGGCGCGGTGGCTCTGTCGATCGCGCTGAGCAGCACGCGCAGCTGCAGGTCATTCGCCATCGGCGGAACTCCGTACCCGGGCGCGTTCGCGCCACTCCATCAGTTCGGTGAGCGAGAGCCGGTCCATATGGTCCGGCGCCCAGTGAAACGTCACGGCCAGGTCGGCCATGGCGTTTTCTACGCGATCAGGGAGGCTGCCGCCTTCGCCCGCTTCTGCAGCAAAAAACCGGCGATCACCTGGCCGCAGGCAAGGAGGTCGGCCGGGTCCATGCCGGTGGCCTCGGGCTCGGTGATGGTCGGCTGGCTGATGCGCGGCAGGATTTTGATGGTCGCGGCCACATCGAACTGCAGCAGGTCGAGCAGGTGCAGGCCGCGCAGTTCGCCAGATGAGGGCTTGCGCAGGGTGAGCGATTCGATGGACTGGGCGCCGCGCTTGATCGGCTGGTCGAGGGGGACGACGTTGTCGGGAGCGTTCTGCAGGTCAGCGGGAGTCTGTTCGGTTTTCATGGGCGTCGGTATCCAAGGGGGAGAGAAACCGCCGGCCGGGCCGGCGGGAAGGGATTACAGGCCGATGGCCTTGCGCTGTGCCTCGAGCAGGTCCTTGCCGTTGACCTTCTCGACGAAGTTCAGCAAGTCGATCTCGATGACTTCCTCGCCGTTGACGACGAGCTTGTAGTAGCTGCAGGTGGTGGTGATCTTGTGCTCGGTGTCTTCGCCGGGCTGGGCGTCACCCATTTCGATGGTCTCGTGCCGGCCGCGAACGACGATTTCGACGGGCGTGACTTCGCCGGTATCGTCTTGCTGGAATGAGCCGGCGAAGCGCAGCATGACGCCGCTGGCACTGACTGCGCCGTACTGCTTGAGGGCTGTCAGATCCAGGCCGCCGAGGGTCCACTCGAACTGGATGCCGTCATCGTCGAAGCCGAGGTCGGCCTTGACCGGGCCGTTCATGCCGCCCCCGCGGAAGGCCTCCATCTTGCGGGCCAGCGGGGGCAGGGTGCAGGACTTCACGACGCCCTGGTAGCTACCGCCGTCGTTGAAGAGGTTCATGTTCTTGAGCTTGCGCGGCATGGCCATGGTAGGGCTCTCCGGGAATCAGGTGGGTCGGCTCCCCGTCCGGGGAGCGCTGGGTGTCAGGCGTTGACGCGGCTGGCGAAGTCGACGAGGTAGCTGTCGGTGATCTTCTGGAAGAAGGTCAGATCCTCGAGCGGCGGCACCGGGGTGTAGTCGTAGGTGATGCGCAGCTTGCCGGCCTTGAGCGTGTCCTTGTCGTTCACGTTGGGGTCGTACCAGGCTTGGGCGTCGATGATCAGGCCGAGCCCCTTGAGCTCGCGGAACTTGGCGTTCACGCCCTCGAGGATGTCGCGCACAAGCGACGGGTGCATGGGCTTGTCGACCGCCCACATGTGCGCCTCGGCGATGGTGTCGGCCAGCACCTGGGCGGTGCGGGTGTAGTTCTCGAAGGCGAACAGCGGATCATCGCTGCAGGTGCGCGAGCCCCAGAAACGGAATCCGCCTTCCTGCACCAGGGTGGTGACCTCGTTCTCGTTGAGGTAGTTGGCGTCGGTGCTGGGGCTCTGTAAGTCCCAGAACACGTCGGCGCTGATGCCGGTCACGCCGTTGACGGCGACGTTCGACAGGGTCTTGTGCCAACCGACATCCTGATCGATCCGGGCGCGCAAGCCCAGTGCCTGGGCAACAGCTGGCGCAGGCACGGTCTGGTTGACCACGGTGCTCCACGTCAGGAAGTCCGGCCAGATCACCATGGCTTCGCGCGCGGCGAAGTTCTCGCGGTAGGCGGTGGCCTCTTCCTTTGTCTTGCAGCCGCTGGCGGAGACATAAGCGAAGGCGCGCAGTTGCTGGGCGATGGCGATGAGTGCGGTAGCGACCGGCTGGGTATCCAGGCCCGGCACGCCGAGGATGCGCGGTACCACGCCCAAGCGGGCCTTGGCGGCAAGCAAGGCCTTCATGCCGGTGTACTTGCCTTCGGCGCTGACGCCGCCGATGACCGCGCTGTTGGTCGCGGCTTCATCCTCGCCCGGCTTCACCCGCACCACAACGGTTGCGGCGTTGGCCTGGTCGGCGATTGCTTGCAGGCTTGCGGGCAGCGTACCGCTGGTGCCCGCCTTGCCGATGGCAGCCTGCACGTTGGTGATGAGTACCGGCGTATCGAGTGGAAAGGCGGTGGCGTCGGCGTCTTCGGCGGTGGCTACCAGGCCGATGATCGCGGTGGCGATGGTGCGAATGGGGCGGGTCCCGTCATTGATCTCTTGGACCCGGACACCGTGATGATATTGGTCAGCGGCCATGGGGTGTGCCTGTGCAGTGGTTGGATGACACTGCACAGGCTGCCGCGCGCGCGGTGGAACAGCGAGCGAGGCGCCTTGTGGCACGGCGCTCTACAAAATGTCAGGACGCCAGTTCGCCTGCCAGCCATTCCGGCGCTCTCGGCCGGTGTTCTACGAGCGGAAACTCTCCAGCTTCCGGCCAGTCCCGGAGTGCGCGCCGGTAGGTCTGTAGTGCGCTGTATTTCTCGGCGTCGAGCGTGGGCACGTCCCCGGCCTCGATCTCATCGCGGTGCCGGGCAACCAGTGAGTCTGTTTCGCGCAACCGTGCGTCGCGCCAGATGCGCTCGAAGCTCTCCCGTTCGTCCCGTGTGGGAGCTGGTGGGTCCAGCAGGATCGGCCGCCCGTCTTTGCCGACCGCGATGCGTTTGCCACGTGCCTGAGCCGCGAGCAGGTCCGCGTGCTCGTCTGCGGTGATCTCGACTGCGTCGTCGGGGATATCGGTGTTGATCGCTGTGTCGTAGAAGGCGATGGGGTTCGTGCCGAAAAAGTGCGACATGGTCTGTCCTCAGTAACCGATTGCGACGTAGTTCACGACGCCGGCCATCTCGCGTGGCGTCGAACCGCTGTTCAGTGAGCAGGCGATCGCCGTGGGCGTAATGCTTCCTGACCAGACGCTGAACCCGTACCAGCTCGAACTGGTCCCGCCGTATTGCAGCGACGGCACGACAGTCAATGGACCGTTGGGGAACGCGATGGGTAGCGTGGCCCATCCGGTGCTTTCGCCGGTGCCGGGCGGAATGCTGACGCTGCCGAACTGCAGAATCAGGCCGCTCGGCAGCTTCTGATAGCCCGGCGACGAGCGCAGCGCGGGGAATGCCGGGGTGGCTTCGATAAGCCACATCGACGCCTGGTATTTCGTGAGGGAAATCGACGTGCCGTTGGGGATGATGTAGGTGGTAGCAGTCCCGGAGGGGTCGGTTGCGCTGATGAAGCGGTCGGTTGTCGAGCGTTGCACCAGCGTTACGGTGAAGCCGCTCAGGTTGACCAAGCGCAGCGAGGCGCCTTGTGGGAGCGCCGAAAGTTGCGGAGTCGTCCACGTCGCCTCTCGGTTATGTGCGCCGGCCACCACAGTCAGGCCGACGAGGGGGGCGTCGAGGATAGCATCGCCCGTCAGCACCGCTGCGCCGGCCATGCTACCGAGAGCGGCACGCACATATTCGGTCGTGGCGATCGACGAATCCCTATCGAACGCCGCCGGCGTCGGTGCGCTGGGGGAGCCCGTCAGGACGAGGTTATCGGCGAGCCGGACGTCGATCGTTACGTCGCTCGAGCCATCGAACTGAACACTGCCGCTGGCTTGGCCACTCAGCGTGAGCTTGCGAGAGTTCGCGAGTTGCACGGCTTTCCCTGCGGGCTTCGTTCCGTCGATCAGCCCATCCACGAGGCTCTTCAGCGCAGCGGTCGGGCGTGACACATGGCTGATTAGCCACAGGCCTGGCTGGTACTTCGAGATAGTTGCGGTGACGTTGTTCGGTATCGTGTACGAGATTGCGACGCCGGACGGGTCGTCCGCGCTGATGTAGTGATCCGCAGCGGTACGCTGGACCAGCGTCAGTGTCGAACCGCTGATGTTGACGATGTGGAACGACGCGCCAGTTGGAAGAACAGATAGGTTCGGCGTGGTCCATGTGAAATCGCGGTCATGCGAGCCCGCGACGAGGATCGAACCGATTACCGGTTCATCCAGCACCGTATTGCCGGTGTATGAGATTGCGCGCGCGGCGCTACCCAGGGCCATTCTGACGTACTCGGTCGTCGCAAGCTTCTGGTCGTGTGCGAACAATGGTGGGGTGGGGGCTGTTGGTGCTCCGCTGAATGCCGGTGAGAAGAGCGGGGCGTAGCTCTTCAACTGGTCGAGTACATAGGCGCGCGTGGCAAGCACCACTGCAGGATCGATCTTCAACTCGACGTTGGCGGAGTTGCTGACGATCAGGTTCATGCGCACAACCTGCGTACGTCCCGATCCCTGATTCAGCAACGGTTTGAAGCTGGGCGCGCAGTTTGCGACCGCGACAAGGTCGTTGTCGGCATCGTAGAGCCCGATTTCACGGATCCACCAGCCGCCGACGTTCTCCGGGATGATCTGTTCGGCGATGATCACCGCCGCATTCTGCGGATCCACCTTCAACTGGTTGAGCGGCGCCCGGCGTCGCTCGTTGACCAGCGCGGTCTGGGTGGGGGAGGGAATCGGGTCGGTGCCGCCCGCGTCACCCACGCCCATCTGGGTAATCTTCCATGGGATGCCCAGCGCATCGGCGTTGGCCTGCTTGGCCGCGCCGATGTTGGTCAGGATGGCGAAGAACTGTGAATTCTGATCGATCATGGGTACACATCCAGGGTATCGATGGTGTGATCGCGACCGCCCCGGCCGATGGTGCCGGTGACTTCGATGTCGCGGGGGCTCGGGGGATAAACGTCGATTTCGTCGCCGTCGTAGACGGCGGCGCCCAGGCGCACGCTGCCGGTGCTCTCAAGGCTGATGGCGAGGCCGACGAGGTGCCGGGTCAACGGCTTGGCGTCGTCGATCAGCCAGGTCAGTTCCTCGTACATCTCTTCGGTGATACCGGTTTCGAGTACGCCGACCAGCAGTTCGAAGGTTCCGGGGATGCCGGCCGGCGCCTGCTGCCACCACTCACGGACCTCGATCAGATACCCCAGTGGTTCAACTACGCGGCGCAAGGCGCCGATCGTGCCCTTGCGCGAATGGATGAAGAATGCCGAGCGGATGGCGCCGCGGCGTGCCGATTCAGGCCACGCGCTGCTCCAGCGGTCAACGGAAAACGCCCACGCGAGGTACGGAAGCAGATTCGCAGGGCAGGTATCAGGGTTGCAGAGCGTGCGCAGCGGGATCGGTACCCGCTGTATCTCCGCCAGCGCCTGGGCTGCCAGGCGTTCGAGCTCGGAGGCGTTGCGAGGCAGCAGTGGAAGCGCGGTCATGGCTCGGTACCGATAGTGAGCGTGATGTTCGTGCAGTACGGCGCCTGGCTTGCAGTGGCGGCGATGTCTGCCCAGCCGGCGAGTTCGACTTTACGAACCCCTTCGACGTGCAGCGCGGCATGGATCGCCGACTCTGATACTTCCATCCCCAACCGCCGTCGTTGAAAGACATAGGCCTCGAGCTGCGCGCGGGCGGCGGCCTGGATCGGCTCGGCTTCGGGGCCGATGGTCGTAAGAAACAGCGATGCGCTGATGCTGTACTCGATGACTTCGGCGCTCTGGACGATCAGTCGGTCGGCGACTGGGCGGCGATCTTCGTCTGAGAGATAGCGCTCTACGACGGCCAGCAGCTCTGCTGGCGCGGTGCCGTTACCGATGGCCGACTGCACGGTGATCACTGCAACTGCGGGCGAGGGGCTGACGGCTGAGGCATCGCCGACGCGGCCGTCGGCGGCGCGGGCGTGGAAGATGTAGCTGTTACGCGGTCCCGCGGTACTGAGGCCTTCCCAGGCCATCTGCGCGCGCTCGCGCAGGCTGTCGTCGGACTCCAGCTGTTCCGGCACAGGCGGAACCTTCGACGGATCTCCGGGCTGGATGACCAGGCGCTTGACGTTGTAGTTCGCGGCGAGCTGGTCGAGGTCGGCGCCCTGGGCGCTGGCCAGCATGTTGGCGAGAGCCGCCTCGTTGACCCGCTGGCGCCAGAGCATTTCGCGGTACGCGTTTTCCTCGAGCAGCTTGGTCAGCGGCTCGGACTCCAGGGCGAGGCGGGCGGTGATTTCCGCCTGCTGGTCTTCTGGCCAGAGGCTGATGGCGTAGGCCTTGCGCTCGGCGAGTATCTGCTCGTAGTCCAACTGCTCCACCGCGTGTGGTGGTGGCAACTGGCTGAGGTCGATGGCGACGAAGTTCGTTGTCATGCGCTGGCGCCCATCTGCAGGGGGATGCTCAGGTTGTGCGGCTCGTTGCTGTCCACCAGGGTGGCGTCAATCTCCATGAGCACCTGGCCGGCCAGGTTCTGGCCGGTGACCTGGACACGGCTCAGGCGGATGCGCGGTTCCCAGCGCATGAGGGCCATGGCGGTGGCGGCATAGACCTGCAGGCGGGTGGTGTCGTTGAACGGAGCATCGATCAGCTCCGGCAACTGGCTGCCGTATTCGCGCCGCATGACGCGGCTACCAATGCGAGTGGTGAGGATGTCGGCGATCGACTGGCGGATGTGTGCCAAGCGGTCGATGGTGCCGCCGGTATGGGCGTTCATTGCGGTTTCCCCGTCGTAGCGCCGCCCGGCATGACGCCGCCGTGGGTATGACCGGCCAGGCTGATGCCCTTGGCGATCACGTCGACGCTCACTGTGACCTTGCCGGTGATGGTCTGGTTGCCGGTCTGGATGTAGTCGCCCTGGTGGGTGATGTCGCCGACGATGCGGATGCCGCCGTCGCTGATGAGCTCGGTGGTACCGCCGGCGGGAAGAACTGCGCGCAGGTGGTGGGCGGCGCTGTCGTACTCGATCACCGCGCCGTCGCGGTAGGTGGTGCGATGCAGGGCGTCGCGGTCGCCGTTGGGTGGGATCAGGTCACTGAACAAGCCGGTCAGGACCACGCCATTTGCGGTCTGCCCGGATGGGCTGAAGAGCAGTACCTGCTCGTTCAGGGTGGGGGCGTTCCATTCGCGGTCGGCGCCGGCCCGCGGCGATGCCCAGGGCAGCCAGCCGGTCAGCAGGTCACCGGTCAACACACGGACGCGCTGCGCGGCATGGTCCACCGCGGCGATGGTGCCGAGGCGGATCAGGTTCTCGATCATGCGGGAGAGGGCGGCGAAGTCGTTCATGCCGCCGATAGTGGGCGACGCGCGCGCGGGAGGCAGCCAGCGGCGTTTGTAGCGGCCACGCGTACATGCTCAGGCTGGAATGTGAGCGAGCAGCCCCTCACGGATCATCTCAAGGTCGGCTTCGGTGAAACCGAGTAGACGCCGCTGTGCATAACGGACATCTGGGGCGCCACGCTCGGCGCGATCCTTCAGCCCGTACTGGTGGACTCGCGCGATCCGCGTGACCCGGCCGGCGAAGGAAACCGTAATCGCCTGGGCGTCGCCCTTGGCGCGCAGATAGCGCACCGTGCGCAGCTTCTGGAACATCTTGATCTTGCGCCGAATACGGCCTTGTTTGCCGCGCAGTTCGCGCTTCTTGCGTGGCTCGTAGGCGCTGCCGTCGGGGTTGCGCTGTGCCATTACGCGCTTCTGCTGGCTGCGCCGTAGATCGCGGGCCAGCGAACGCGCGAGGGCAGCACGAGGGCCTGGCTCGAGGGCGCGGAGAATCGGCCCTGCCCAGTCTTCCAGAGCCTCGAGGCTGTCAGCCATTGGCCGGACACCTGATCTGCGGCGTCTCGAGCATGACGGCCTCGGTGGGCTTCGGCGGTGTCCACTCGGCCAGCAGCTCGCCGTTGGCGAGCATCTGCATCGGCCCATCGACCTCGATGGCCTCGGTGAGCTGGGGCTCTTCCGGGTGACTCACGTCGTAGCGGCCATCCTCGCGGCGCTTGACGACGACACGCTCGGTCAGCGGCAGAACGATACCGAGGTCGACCTTGCTGCGGTCGAGCATGTCGGCCTCGAAGGTGATGCCGTCCTGCACCTTGGTGAGGTTGGCCAGCAGATCCGACTGGTTCACCAGCAGCCAGCCGAGCAGCGGCAGAAACACGCTGTCGGGGTGCCCGGCGAAGTCGGTGAGGATCACCTGCAGGTCATACGCGTATTCGAAGGACAGGCTCTCGGCCGAGGTGCTGCGGACCCTGCCGTTGTCGATGAATATAACCAGGCGGTCGCCGTTGTTCCTGAGTTCCGGCACGGCGGCGAGCAGATGTGCCTTCAGGCTATCGGGCTTGTTCATGGGTAGCCCCTTGGGTGCGGATGATCATGTCGACCTTCGCGGCGCATTCGGCCCAGGCCAGGCCGATACGCTCGACTTCAGTCTGTAGGCCGCCGTTGTCCTTCGGTGCCGCTGACTCCAGGCTGCAGGGCGTCACGGCGGGACAGCCACTGATGGTAAGCGGCCGCTCCGGTGATAGCGGGGCGCTGTTGCAGCCGGCGAGCAACATCAGGCAGAGGCTGGTCAGCCCACTGGCGATAGGGTTCATCGTCACGTTTCAGGTCCTCGATCAAGCGTTCGCGGATGGCCAGCGCCTGGCGCAGCTGCTGCCGCTGGTGGTCCAGGTCGGCCTGGGCCTGGCGCTCGCGGGTAAGGGCGGCCTCGAGGGCCGTGATGGTGCCGGCCTGGCGGGAAAGCTGGGCGTCGCTGGCTTTCCTCGCCAACTCGGCCTGGGCCAGGCGGGTCTGCGCCAGGTCGATGCGCTGCTGCTGCACCCACAGGAGCAGGCCGAGGGCGCTGAGCAGGGCGGCGCCGTATAGGGCCTGGCGGAGAATCGTCATTTTCGGTACCAGCCGGCGGCGTTCATGGCCGCTTCATCCAGGGACTGCACGTCACCGCAGATGACCAGCGGAGGAGCAGCCATCACATGCTTGAGCGCGTCGGCCATCTTTTGGCAGTCCTCCATCGGTGTGTCGCGCGGTAGTACCACGGCCACACAACCAGTCGGAGACAGCTTGGTCATGCGCTCCAAAAGCTCCTTGTAGGGGAAGTGCTCCCCAGACTGCGCGCCGGTTCTCATGTCGTCTCCTTGTGCGCTTCGGTGTGCTGTTTATAGGCATGCTCAAGCTTCACGTCGTAGAGGTTCCGCTTGTAGTCGGGGCCGTTGTAGAGGCGGGCGAAGTCGGCCCATTTGCGAGCCTTCAGCGCCTTGTGTAGCGCCGGGTCGGTGTCGATGAAGCGGACGAACGCTTCGAACTGGGCAGACTCGCTGCGCCCCATGGCCTCGGCGAAGGCCTGCACGCTGACGTAGCCCAGGCGTTGCCAGTGGAAACCCATGATCTGGAAGGCGCCCCAACTGGCCGACTCCAGGGCGGCGGTATCGTCGATCTGGCGCGCGTTCGCCAGGCGCTGGTGCTCTGCGGTTCCACCGGCATAGCCGCCCGGGCGAGGGTTCACCAGCGCGGGGAACTGTGCGGCCAGTTGGTCGGCGGTGACCTGATCATGGGCGGCGAGACGGCGGTACATGATGTGGCGTTCGAACAGGATTGCCGGCTTGCCGTTGCCCAGGAACCCCTGGCCGTTCGACTCGACCTGGTTGACTGCATAGATCGTCGCCAGCGGCAGGCCGAGGCGAGCTCCGGCGGCGACGAGGTCGGCGTTCTGCAGCAGGTGCGAGCAGTCAGCGCCGCCGAGGGCGGCCAGGGTCTTCGGGCCGGCGATGCCATCGGCGACCAGGCCATGCGAACGCTGGAAGGCGCGCACCGCGTCCTCGGTGGCGGCGCCGAAGTGGCCGTCCTCGTAGAGGTTGGCGCCGGCCCAGGTGTTCAGCCGACGCTGCAGCTGGCGGACCTCTTGAGAACGGTCACCATATCGAAGGGTCATGCGGATGGCCTCAGCAGGGCGGCGACGTTGCCGCGGGAACGGAAGATCAGCAGGCACAGCAGGGCGGCGACGATGGCGTGCCAGATGCTGACCGGTGGGCGGTAGAGCAGGATTTCCAGTCCGCAGATGGCCATGGATGCGCCGAGCAGGCTGGCGAGCAACGAGACGCTGCGGCGGAAGCGAGCGCCGCAGCGCTGGTAGCAGACCAGGCGCAGCGCGGCGGCGATGTAGGCCAGGGCGGCGATCAATGGAACGGTAGTCATGAGCATGTCAGCGACCTCCTCGGATGCGTCGCCAGAGGTCGTCGAAGTCGACCTTGTCGACCCAGGCGACCGCCTTGAGGCTGAGAGGAATGACCACCAGGGCGCAGACGAAGGCAGAGAAGGCCAGGTTGGTCAGCCAGGGCACGCGGGCGAGGGCGACATCGGCGAACAGGTAGCCGACGCAGGTCGGCAGGATCAGCGACAGCAGACGCGACCAGGCCTTCAGGTCCTGCTTCGTGCCGGTGGCCAGCCAGGCGCCGAGCAGGGCGCCGAACAGCATGCCGCCGTCGACCGGAAGGGTTACGCCCAGGCCGAGGCCCATGATGGCGCCGGCCGTGGCGGTGGTGGTGAGGTCAGCCATGCGGAGTGGTTCCTTGCAAAGTGGTCAGTCCCATAAGTTCACCATCTGCCGTTCCGGGGCGGTCGTCGGAATGTCCGGCACGGTGACCTTGAGGCCAGGGGGGAGGGTGGGGCCGTGGTCGGCCAGGCCGTGGTTCGCCTCGAGGACTGCCTCGGTCACGCCGGCGGTGCGGCCGTAGTGCCGCCAGCACAGCGCCTCGACGGTGTCGTTCTGGTGGGCGATCGCGACGGCGGCCATCAGATCAGCTCCACCGTCGTGCGGGGACGCTTGAGAAAGTCGCGGATCGCCCAGCGCTGGTCGCGGCGGTAGTCGTCGATGGTGGTTGCGATGTCCTGGGCCTTGTCGTTGCCGCTGGTGGTTGTGTCGTACCAGCGGTAGCGCTCGGCCACTTCGGCGGCGGTGGCAGACTGCACTGCGCGCAGATACAGCTGCACCAGTTCGGAGGTGTCCCGCACCTTGTCGGACGGCACCTGGACGAGTTCGGCATAGCCGGCCGCGATCTTCTCAAGGCGCCAGGCCCGCAGCTCGCGGTTGACGCTGATCACCGCGGCAATGACCGCGACTTCGAGGCGCGCCGGGTCGACGCTGGAGTCGATGCGCAGGTTCGCCCGCACATGCTCGAGCTCGATGGTGGGCCAGAAGGGATCGCTGTTGATGTGCCCGCTCGGGACCGGGCCGTTGGCGATGAATCCGCTCATGCTGCTGCTCGCTTGAGGTCGCCGGTGGTCGGGGCGTCACTGCTCAGGAAGGAGAGGACCTGGCAGATCGGCCCCGAGCCGGCGGGGCGCGGGGTACGCTCGGTCAACCGCCAGAGGCGGTCAGTTTCTTCTGGAGCCGTTCGGCGGCCTCCAAATCCTTCTTCCCGCCGCACTTGTCGTGCAGTTGGATCGCGCGCTTGAGTAGATCGATGCCGGCTTGCACCTGCCCGGGTTGGCCGGGGCTCTCTACAGAAAGGCCTTCCAGAGTGGCATGGCCGGCGGCGAGATAGAGCTTCGCGCGGGCTTCGTCGGGCATGTCAGCCTGGTCGGTGAGCAGGAGGGTGCGATGCAAGGTCGCAAGGTCGAAGCTGCCGCCGGTCTTCTGTGCCTTGAGCGCGGCATCGGCGATCTCTTCGGCGATGACGCAGCCGGCGGTACGCGCGAAGCGGTCGGGCATGACCAGGTCGTGTGCGAGCACGTAGTCGGCGATGTCCAGGGCGCCGGCGTAATCGCCGGCATCGATGCGCCAGAGCATGACGGTGGTGATCACCTCGTCCTGGGCGCCCTTGCCGGCCTGCAGCACGCCGGAAATGTACGGCTGGTAGGCCGGCAGCAACTCGACCTTGAGCGCTGCCTTGCCTTCGCCGGACTGGATGTTCTTCAGGCGGCTACGATCCTGATACAGCTGGGCGAGCTGCAGCTCATAGGCGTTCGCGCCTTCCATGCCCTGGTGCGGGGCAGTGGCCGCCGCCTCTTGAGCGGCGGTCACGCGCAGGAAGTGCGCCTTGGCGGGACTGAAGGCCATGTCATCTACTCCGCGACTTCGATGTTCTCGACCAGGCAGCCGAGGCCGTAGTCCTCGACGACGTAGGCGTCGTTGCTGGACTCGTAGTTCTCGATGCGGTTCTTCTCCGGTACCTCCTTCAGGTAGCGGCGGCGACCGCCGATCTGCCAGTAGAGCGACAGGTTCTTCAGGGTGGTGACCATGAGGCCCTTCTCGGGCACGTAGGGCACTTCCACCGGCGGCAGGCCGCCCATGCGCTTCTGCGACAGGATGAGGTCGGTGGCGATCTTCTCGGTTGCCGGCTGGTCCTTGTTCACCATCGGGAAGTACTTGTCGTGGACCAGCTCGCGGCCGAGGATCACCACCAGGCCCGGGTCACGGCGGTGCCAGGGATCGATCAGGCTGCTGACCACGTCGAACACCAGGGCGTCGAGGTTCTTGTAGTCGGCGTCGGCGCCGTTGCCGACTACCACCTTGCCGGCGGCCTTCCCTTCCTTCAGTACCCGTGCCGGAGCGTTGTTGCGGTACTGCTGGAACCAGCCAATGTTCACGTCCTGCAGCAGTGGGTTGGCGGCGCGGTTGGTGGTAGCCGCGGCGCTGGTACCGTTGAAGCCGATCATCAGGCGGTCGAGGGCCTGGCGCTTGAGGATCGCGTCGCGCAGCAGGGCCTGGAACTCCGGGAACTTGGCCCAGGCGTCGAGCATGGCGTAGGTGATGGCGGTGTCGAAGTCGGTGTGCTTGCACTCGTAACGCTGGTTGTCGAGCGCGGACACGTCGCGCGGCTTGCGTACACCGTCGCCAGTGGTATCGGTACGGCTGGCGATAGTGCCGCTGACGCCGATGCCGATCTTCTCGCCCTGCAGCTCGTCGACGCCGTAGACGTTGATCTGCTTCAGGAACTCGCTGGACTCCTGAATACGTTGCTCCAGCTTCTGCTGGACACTCGGCTCGACGGCGAAGGTCTGGACGGCGGAGTTCACGCCGTTGAGCTTGGCGAGCTGCGCCAGGTAGGCGTCGAACTGTTTGCGGGTTTCGTTGCGCATGGTGCTTTTCCTTTGGATACCGGGGCGGGGGACGGTTAGCAGTCGGTCAGGGCGACACTGCCGCCACCGGTGACCGGGGGCCGCTGCTGTTGGCTGTGGTCCCGGGTGCTATCGAGGGTGCTCTTGAGGTCCGCCAGTTCCTTGGTGACCCTGTCCAACTGGCTGGCCAGTTGCTGGGTCTGCTTCTTCTGTTCGCCGAGTTGCTCACCCAGGTCGCGACTGTGCTCGGCGATCGCTTCGACGGCCTCGCCGACCTGGCCGAACTCGGCTTGGGTGCGGGCTTCCTTGCCCTTGAGCAGTTCCTTGACCTTGGTGAACAGCGCTGCGCCGACCGAGGGCTTGTCCTCGTATTCCTCGAACTCGAGGGTGCCCTCTTCGGCAGCGCTGAACAGGGTGTCGGGGTTGGTCTTGCGGCTGGCGAGGGTCCCGTTCTTGGCGCTGAAAGACAGCGCCTCGGTGCCCAGGCTGGCGGGTGAGTCGGTGATGGCCAGGCCGACCAAGTAGGCCTTGCCGGTGTCGGCGAACTTGGGATCGATCTCGACCGAGGTGTAGACCTTCTGCCGCTGCTTGTTCAGTTCCAGCAGCGCCTGGTTGGGCTCCAGTTGGGCGAAGAGGGCGAGCTTCTTCTGCCCGTTGATGTCGATCTCTTCCGCCTTGCACGCCAGCACGTCGCCATAGGCGCCGAACTCACCAGCCGGCCATGCCCACTTGATGTGCTCGCAGTTGATCCGCGCGCCGTAGGTGTTCGGGTCGTACTGCGCGGCCATCTGCTCGATCCAGTCGCGCTCGATGTTGCGGCCGTCCGTGGTCGCCCCTTCGACGGCGATGCGGAACCATTTGCTGCGGAATTTCTTCATGCCGGGAGTCCTCAATGCGGCTGATGCGGGGTGCATGGCAATGAGGGGCATGTTCGGGACGCGCGCGCGGCCCAGCAATCAAGCGGGATTGTAGGGCGCGGAGCTACAAGGGGCGGCGCTACTGAGGGGCGAGGGTGGGCGGCAGCATCTGCGCCATGAACGCTGCCGTCGAAATTCCCATCCGTGACAATCGCCGCCAGGCCAAATTCCTGTACTGGATGGGCTGGCGTGTCTGCGACATCGCCGACCACCTGGGCGAGAAGGACAAGACCCTTCACTCATGGAAGGACCGCGACGGATGGGACCGGGCCGACAGCGTAGAACGGATCGGGGGCGCCCTGGAAGCCCGGTTGGTTCAGTTGATCCTGAAGGACGGGAAGACCGGCGGTGACTACAAGGAAATCGACCTGCTGCATCGGCAGCTTGAGCGCCAGGCGCGGATCCAGCGCTACCAGGGCGGTGGTACGGAAACCGACCTGAACCCCGAGCTTGCCAAGCGTAACGAAGGTCCCAAGCGCAAACCGAAGCGCAACGACATCAGCGAGGAACTGACCGAGAAACTGGTCGAGGTCTTCCTCGATGAGTGCTATGAGCACCAGAAAGACTGGTACCGCGCCGGCAACCAGCGAACCCGCGTCATCCTGAAAAGCCGCCAGATCGGCGCCACCTTCTACTTCGCCCGCGAGGCGCTGATCGATGCACTGACCACCGGGCGCAACCAGATTTTCTTGTCCGCATCGAAGAATCAAGCGCACATCTTCAAGGGCTACATTCAGGCCTTCGCGCGTGATGTTGTCGGGGTTGAACTGACGGGAGACCCGATCACGTTGCCCAATGGCGCGGAACTGCACTTCCTCGGCACCAATGCTCGGACGGCTCAGGGCTACCACGGAAATTTCTACTTCGACGAGTTTTTTTGGACCTTCAGGTTCCAGGAACTGAACAAAGTCGCCTCCGGGATGGCGATGCAGCGCGAGTACCGCCGGACCTACTTCTCGACGCCTTCGAGTATGGCCCATGAGGCGTACACCTTCTGGACCGGTGAGCGCCTGAACAAGGGCAAGCCGCGCGCCGAACACATCAAGATCGACGTGAGCCACGATGCCCTGCAGCAGGGGCGTCTGTGCGAGGACCGCATGTGGCGGCAGATCGTCACGATCCTCGACGCCGAAGCGCGCGGTTACGACCGATTCGACATCGATGAACTGCGCCTGGAGTACGACGCCGAGGCTTTCCAGAACCTGTTGATGTGCGAGTTCGTCGACGACGGCGCGAGCATCTTCCCTCTGACCATGTTGCAACCGTGCATGGTCGATAGCTGGGACCTGTGGTCGGAGGACTACAAGCCGTTCGCGCTGCGCCCGTTCGGCGATCGCCCGGTGTGGATCGGCTATGACCCCGCCGAGACGGGTGATACCGCGGGCCTGGTGGTGGTGGCGCCGCCGGCGGTACCGGGCGGCAAGTTCCGCGTGCTGGAGCGCCATCAGTTCCGCGGCAAGGACTTCGCCGAGCAGGCCGAGTTCATCCGCAAGGTGACCCAGCGCTACTGGGTCACCTATATCGGCGTCGACACCACCGGTATGGGGTCTGGCGTCGCGCAGCTGGTGCGCCAGTTCTTCCCGGGGGTGCGCACCTTCAGCTACTCGCCCGAGGTGAAGACGCAGTTGGTCATGAAGGCCTGGTCGGTGATCAAGAACGGACGCCTCGAATTCGACGCCGGCTGGACCGACCTGGCCCAGGCGCTGATGGCTATCCGCAAGACCATCACGGCCGGTGGGCGCCAGTTCACCTATACCGCCGGCCGCAACGACAACACCGGCCACGCCGATCTGGCCTGGGCGCTATTCCACGCATTGCAGAACGAGCCGCTCGAGGGGCAGACCCCCGCGAATACCGGGCGCATGGAGATTTTCTGATGAGCAAACGTCGCAGCCACCGCCGCCAGCAGCCGGTTACAGTCCAGTCCGCCCAGGAAGGCGAGTTCATCCCGCGCCAGGGCGGCCGTGCCGAGGCGTTCACCTTCGGTGATCCGATGCCTGTGCTCGACGGCCGGGGCATCCTCGACTATCTCGAGTGCTGGTCGAACGGGCGGTGGTACGAGCCGCCGCTGTCCATGGAGGGGCTGGCCAAAGCGGTGGGGTCGAGCGTTTACCTGCAGTCGGGCCTGAAGTTCAAACGCAACATGCTGGCCAAGACCTTCATCCCGCACCGCCTGCTCAGCCGGGCGACGTTCGAGCAGTTCTCCCTGGACTGGCTGACATTCGGCTCGGCCTACCTCGAGCAGCCTCGTTCGCGCCTGGGTACGCGGATGCCGCTGCAGGCGCCGCTGGCCAAGTACATGCGCCGCGGCACCGATCTGGAGACGTTCTACCAGGTGCGCAGTTGGAAGGATGAGCACGAATTCGAGAAGGGCAGCGTGATCCAGCTACGCGAGGCCGACATCAATCAGGAAATCTACGGAGTGCCGGAGTGGTTCTGCGCCCTGCAGAGTGCCCTGCTGAACGAGTCGGCCACGCTGTTCCGGCGTAAGTACTACAACAACGGGAGCCACGCCGGCTTCATCCTCTACATGACCGACGCCGCACAAAACGAGGAAGACATCGACGCGCTGCGCACGGCGCTGAAGACCGCGAAGGGGCCTGGCAATTTCCGCAACCTGTTCGTTTACGCACCGAACGGGAAGAAAGAGGGCCTGCAGATCATTCCAGTCAGCGAGGTCGCGGCCAAGGACGAATTCGGCTCGATCAAGAATATCAGCCGCGACGACCAGCTTGCCGGTCTGCGGATCTATCCGCAACTGATGGGGGTGGTGCCGCAGAACGCGGGTGGGTTCGGATCCATCAGCGACGCGGCAGCGGTCTGGGCTAGCCTGGAACTCGAGCCAATGCAGGCGCGCCTGCAGCAGGTCAATGAGCTGATCGGGGAGGAGGTCGTGAGGTTCTCGAAGTTCGAGGCGCCAGGCGGCCAGTAG